GTGTTGACCCAACTACGCAACAAGGTCCAAAATCCCTAATGCGTAGCTAGACTACCTCGCAGTAGTCCAAACAATCACTGCTACTCAAACTTGTGACTCCCTTGAAAGACGTGTGCATTGCTACACACAAAATTCCACTATTTACCGAATCCAGCAAATAGCTTGTAAACTTTCAAGGTCATCAAAAGTATGATTCGGCAAATGATCATGCGCCGCTAGACGCCACACTCGGCCACAGAGTGTAATTTTATTTTATTTCCTATTAAGCAATAGGTGGAGCGCTCTCAAAATACATAGGAGGTAGCCCCGTAAAGAAGTATGTTTGAAAATCTTCTCCGGCTGCGCAATGAGCATCAAAACATGTATCATCGCCTAGTGCACCGAAGATTCTATAATCAAAACCTTCATTGTAATCCAACGTGGTTGTTAAGTCCTCAGCTTTACCTGGGGAAAACCTGTATAGCGAATAATACGGTACTTCAAACTCTACATTTGGATTAATAAAGCCGGTTTGATACAAACTACCTTTCACACCAGACAATGGGCGGTCTGATGCTGGGTAAGCACCACTACGTGTAACAACATTAAGAGCAGAAGAAGCGTCGCTTGTGAAAGCGGCGCCTGCCGTAAATTGCTTTTGGTAACCGGAGTCACCAACTGGCGCACGTTGTATATACGTTACTGGTCCTCTATTTTCTTCTCTATATCCACGCATAAGAAGTTTCCACCTGATTGATCCTCTCCAACCAGAAAAAGCATACGTTACCCAATGCAATAATACTGTGTTACAATAATTATAAGGCTCAGGTGCACTTGTTGGAAATTTAGTTTGATTGACAGCACCAGCTACATTTCCTCTTAAATAAGGAAACATATTTCTTCTGCCAAAATGAACTGCATTACCAAATCCATTAGAAAATATTAAATTCTGATGTAAATTGTAACGTTTAAGCAAAGCTCTAAAACTAGAAATAGCTTCACCCGTATAAACTTTATTAACTAATGCATGGTTTGTATATCCTGGTCCAATTTCAGATGATGTAGATTGTTGAGGTGCAGATGGTTCCTGTGTGTTTTCACAATCAGGAGTATGCTCCACACCACTCTGTGGTTTGAATACGAAGTTTTGGAAATTATCAGTAGGTACAAATACCTCAAAATCATCTCCCATACTTACGTAAACATTAACTTCAACATCATTATTCACTGTCGAATTAGGTGTAGTCAACTCATTAACTACATAAACTCCAATTAAACCATTACCTGGTCCCTTGGAAACCAATGTAGTAGATCCATACATAGTCGTTACAGAACTCAATCCAGGATCTGTATGTGTTAATAATGTAGTTGGTTGACCATTACCTATTTCAATAGTAAAATCTTTCTTATCTGCAACATCAATAACTTCCAAATAATGAACATTGTATTCATCACCAGCAACTAAAAAGTTTGGATCATAAACAACTTTGATCCTTCCTTTGTGAAACGCTGACGAAACAATCTGAAACCTAAATTTCATTGTCCCAGTCCAATACTTAAACGGCATAGCCGCCATAGCACAAGCTGGAAAATGATAACCTGTAGGTGCCAATGAATCCTCAGCCCACACACAAGGATCAATACGACAATTCCACAACATTGTCTCCGGTGTTGTTCCAATGGTCCAGTTAAAAGTGGTTAAATAAGACTCTCTCTTAGCTATCTCGCTTATATTAAGAGGGTCTGCACCACCTAAAC